TAGGTTTAGCATCCCCAACAAACATTTCCGCTCACTACTCATACGGGGCATTCGCCTTGGCAAATAAGGCAAGAGAGCTTGGGAAGCTTCGTCTTATCGTTGATATGCCTGAGCCACAAAGAATTAAATATGCAATCAAAGCAATAAGTCTAGGTAACGAAGATTTTTACAAAGAGTTCTACTCAAAACGCATTCAGTTTGAGCAAGCATCTAAGCCAGAGAACAAAAAAGATATTATTGAGTTTATAGATCATCTACAAAATGATCCGTGGGAACAAACATATGTGCCAAGCATGCCTTGGTTCTCAAAGTCTTTTATAACAAAAGCCGTACCTAACTTACTAGAAGAGAGCATAGTTCCTCTTTGCTTTGATAGAGTCCTTATCGATGACTCTGAAGATAGAACAACACCTGTCTTTAAAAGCTTTTGGTGTGCAGATAGTCCTAGGTCAGCGTGGACAAAGAAGATTGCCAAAGGTTTAACTCTTCCTATACACGCAACAAGGTATAGTAACTACAGCACTAATCGAGGTGTCATAGAGAATATGAAAAGCTCTGTTGGAACTTTGATCAGCACATACCAAGGGGGAGATCCTTGGTGGTCAGTAGCAATTTCTCAATCGTTAATGGCAGGTGTTCCTGTCGTAACCGAGTGGCGCCACACGGCGGAGCTAGGAGTGGAATGGGCGTATTTACCTTCGACGATAGAGGAAATGAGCCCGATGGAAAGACTGGGTATGGCTCAAAGTCAGAAAGATTTTTACAGAGAGGCTGTACCTTCATATGCGGACTCTTTGGAAAAAACAACCAAGGCACTGGACAACCAGAGCCCGTTGTTGTTAGTCTAGGCAAAACTATACGAAAGGATAGCGCGATGGCTAAAGTAGATATGCAGTGGGTCAAAGAACAATTAACTGAGAATCGCACAAAGCGAGTTGTCGGTAATCATGTGATTGCCCTGCTTGAAAAGTGGGAAGAACTAAAAAACACAGACCCAGATCCAGTTAAGAATGAAAAAAACCTTAGTGAGATTGTTGAATTATTTAGCAAGCTTTCTTTGGGTCATGTTCTTATTAAAGAGAACAAGAATGAATTCTGGGTTCAAGCTCAATCTGGTCAGCTTGTTATCGCTGATGAAGTAAGAGTTAAGTGGAATGCCTTTGATGGTGACCTAGGTAAGTTACATAATGGTCGTCGTGGAAAGATTGTGTCTATCCGCTACGGAGATATTATTGTAAAAACTACTGATGGCAAAGAACCTGTAATAGAAGGTTTTCATTACACACCTCAACAACTAGAAAAACGAATGTCCTAATGAGAATTGGTAATTTAACCTTTGAAGTCTCAGGTATGTATTACCTTACCCTTATTGAACACGCAAATGAAAAAATCTCTGATTTCCTAGATATACCAGTGGAAGAACTGACACATCATGTGAGCTATGAGATTGATGTTGTTGATGACCCTAAAAAAGATTGCTATTACATAGGTAAAGTAAATGCAAGGATAAAAAATGTCTGACTCTAATGAATACATAAAGCAAGTAACCGATACACCATATCGAGTAGAGGCCCTAAGAGAGGCTGCTCGAATCACGACGCAAGATAGAAATACCAGTTACGGTGGCCCTGAAGAAAATTTTACAAGGACAGCTAAACTTTGGTCGGTTATCTTGGGTATTGATATCTCAAATGAGCAGGTTGCTATGATGATGATCGGATTGAAGATGGCTCGTTTTGCTCACGGCGCAGGATTTCAACCAGACACATGGATTGATATTGCTGGCTATGCAGGTTGTGGGTATGAGGTAGGAAAGCTAGAGCAAGAGTCTAAGTAATTAAAAATATCTTTACTTCTTCTTGACTGTAGACTATAACCCTAACTCATAGGAAGTAGGACTCATGGCTGCAGAACCTGTCATAAGTCCTTTTCCTGTCTGCGAATCTTGCTGGATGAGTAATCATGCTAAATGGGAACCAGAGAGCATGGATATAAATGGAAGAATCCTCATGCGTCTTAAGGGCGTAGAAGTCCCACAAAAGATTAATAATGGAACGGTAGAAGTCTGTTCTATGTGTGGAGTAGTGACTATCGCTGGAATATATGAAATGAAACTTACAAGTGAAGTATATTTTGGGGAGCAAGCAATACCAAATTTTGAACTAAACATTAACCCTGAAGAAGATCTTAGCTAGGAGATATATGAAAGACGATAGGCCCGGAGACTTTCTATGGGAAGAATGGCAAGGACATTCTTATGACACAAAGGTGGATTGCTCTGTAATCTATTACACCTTTGATCATATAGATTTAGAGAATGATTTAATCAGAAGAGCTCTAGCTTCAGCTCTGCAAAGAGATGGGGTTGCTATCTCCCTTGGAGATGGTTTTCGTTTGATAGAGCATTGTTTTCCCTACCAAGGATGGTCTGGAGTTCTTGAAGATGACAGCGAACATTCTGCTTGCGATAGTCTTGGAGAGACTGAGTACGGAGAGTTTGTTACCTTAGTTCGTCCAACTACTTGGATAGAAATATAATTAATATACTGCATATCAAAAGATACTTTTATACTTTATACTCTAATATAGTAGTATGTGGAAAGCTTCAGAAAACTTAAATTGGCAAGAAACTGCCACCTGCGCTGATCCTAAAAATAAGCATGCGGTAGATTGGTTTTTTTCTAAAGATTTTGATGAAAAATATGCAGCAAAGAATATGTGCTTTACCTGTCCTGTACGCTCCCAATGCCTCCAGTGGGCTCTAGAGCACAGACAGATCTGGGGTATTTGGGGCGGAAAAGATGAGGTAGATATTCGTAGAGCTTTATCCGTGTCTTATAACGGAGAAGAGACTAGACGCAGAAGATTCCCAAACTGTCCTTACTGCACAGCTCGTCCAGCAAAGCTAGAGACATCTATTGAACAACTACCTAACGGTGGTCGATGGACTACTGCAAAGGTTGTTACATGTACAGAGTGTGGCTTTGCATGGAAAAGTAGAACTAGTGCTAACGCTGTTGAAGCTTATAAATTAGATAAAATAGATAAGCAGAAGAAAAAAGACAAACAAAAAAACTACTAGTTAATCTTAAAGGTTTGCAGATGTTTTGCAGAACTCTAAATTAACCTTAAGTCTTTCATTAGATGGTTCAATCTCTACAGCATCCTTAGCATGTTCATATGCTTCAACATAGAGACCAAGATTCCAAGCAGCAATAGCCGCATAGTCATGCGGTGCTGCTCCCCAAGCCTCTGCTTCGCATAGGTACTCAAGTGGCTTTACTTTTATTGATAAAGCCTCTACTGCACACTCGTATGAGTTAGCCCAGTCTTTTTTGTCGTAATAAACTTTTGTAAGATCTACCCAAGCTTCTCGGCGTCCCGGAGCAGTATCGATTGCTTTTCTAAACCACATCTCTGCTTCTTCTGGCAATGACTTACCGATAAAACGCATAGATGCAGCACGCTCTTGTATCCAACCAGCTGTTGGAAGATCTAGATGACGCTTTAGCTCTCTAGCTGCTTCTTCATTTTTACCATAAAAATAAAGTTCACGACCATAATAGAAAGCATTACGGTCATTGTGTGGATCTTCTTTTACAGAAAGTGCAAGCAACGGTAAGTATTGAGCACGACTCTTTGTTGGGTCTGGATGGTGATGTGTTTGAATGGCATCTGTCCACTCTTGTTTTTCTTCCATACCGTAAATGTAAAGACACTCGTGAACAGGGTGACGCCAGCGATATCCTTTGCGTGAGTGAATATGGTCGTAACTAAACTCTAATCCAGGAGTTCCGTCTTCATTAAAAGACCACACATGCTTGTATCGTGGACGAGTAACTCCGCGCTCCCACATAGCAGTCAAAGGTTCTTTCCAATTAGGAGTAATGACTTCATCTAAATCTAAAACAATACACATATCGATATCTTCTGGAAGAAGTGCTAGCGCAGCGTTACGGGCATCATCAAAGCGCCAAGGCATAATTTTAATATTGTGAACAACAATACCAAGCTCTCTGGCACGCTCTACAGTTCCATCTGTTGATCCAGTATCTGCAATCATTAGGTAGTCGGCGTCTTTAGATGCCTCAAACCACTTGTCAACAAACTTGCGCTCGTTAAGAGCGATTGCGTAGATTGCTGTTTTCATAATTATTTTTCTTCTTCTTCTTCTTCTTCTTTTTCATCTTTGTATACAAATACAGAATTTAATAATTTAAAATTTCTGCTGCTCACATAGCCGCCGTCTTGATTAAGTTTTGCATCTGCTATATCTTTATTTGGTGCCAATATTTGAACTACCATAGTAACTTCATATGTATAGCAGTAAGATTCTGATAAATCTATAATGTCTTCATTCTTTTTTTCTGTCATTTTATCTCCTTGATATATTGATAATGGTAGTAGCTATATGTTACTCCGTAGGAAGGGTTACTTCTTCCCAACTTAATTCATCTTCGTTCCACGAATACCTTGCACCATCTGTAGGCATCGTAACAGGTG